ATCCGCCGCCGACTACTTTTCAAACTATTCACTTTACATACAGCTATATTCGACCCAAGAGATAAGACCGGTCAATGGTTTTTTGGGGATTTATGGTGATTTGTGAAAAATTGTAACAAAATCTGTTAAAAAGTTCCGGAAATGGAAGCCATTTCCGGTTAGACCGCTAAAAGCGGCCTTTTTTCAGGATGCCGCTTGCGCGGACCTGATCTCTACGTTTCATCTTGTCCATCTTCTTTCCTTAACCAATTAACTAATCACTAATTCACTAATTTTTCAGTGCCACTGACTTTTGTCCGGCAATTCCGCGGTCGTGTTCTCTTTGGCTATGAAATTGGCCGCCAGATTTTTGAGGCTCGGCACCACATCGTTGACCATGAAGTTCTTACGTATATAGTAGTGATGCAGATCATGCTCATCGTCCGGCCTGTACTTCTTCTGAAATGTCACCGTAATAAAAAACCGGTCCGCCTGAAGGGCCTCGAACAATTTAACCTTTAATTCCGGCTCTTTTTCGAGAAGATTTGCCATTACCTGCTCAGGTGACATACTTGTTCCTGTGCTCCGCCCTTTCGGACTCTGACTCGTGCTCTTTTTTTGTGACTTAGTCATTTTTGCATCCTTTCATAAGTGCCCCGCTCAGTTATTCCCGTCACACAATACCGGTACCGGCAGTGCCCCCGCCGGCAAACCCGGTACTGCTTATTGCCCTTGGTCGAAGTGGCAACGGTATCGTGCGTCCGGCACCGGGGACATTGCAAGGCGTTCGGAAAGTGCCACCTGGTCAGCTTCTTCCTCTTCTTTTTGGTCTTGGTCCCTTCCGGCTTATCGACTTTCCTCTTCGGTGTTTCCTTAACCGCGGATTTCACGGATTTTACGGATTCTTCTGTTTTCTGTTCTTCTTCTGCCATTTTGATTCCTTTCAAAATTCGTCATTCATTATTCCTTATTCGATATTCGATATTCTTTTAGTACCTCGTACGTATAGGTTTCTTACCAACCGGCCTTCCTATCGGCTTTACCTCTTTTTTCTTAGCCGCCGCCGGGTCCGGCAGCGCCCACAGGCCCCTGATCTCCGCCGCCGCCAGGGCATAGACCTCGGTGTCCCACCAGTGGTTCGGCGGCTTACCCTTCTTCGGTACCCAGCGGATCCATTGTATCTTTTCGCCCTTGCGCTTGATCTCCTTGTTCTCGCTCGTTAGATGCTCCAGAACCTCGTAAGGCGTCTCGCTGTGCAGGTGCCCGTAGCCGTGGCCCGGGACAGTCGCCTCGAAATAGCTTCTGTACAGGCTGTCCTTATAGGTTGTCAGGTTCAGATCGTACCGCTTGAGCGTGCCGCCCGCCGCCTTGCCCACCCGCCAGGGCTGCTTGGTAATCTTGTCATCCCCCGCCACCGGTATAATAGGCGCCACTCCCGCGCACCGCACGCAGAATGCATCGACGCTATCGGTATTATACATCCGGTCGATGGCCGATAATGCTATCCTCATCACGGAGTCCTTATCGGCCGTCATATCGAACCGCATCGTTAGAAACGGCAGCAGCTTCTCTAAGTTCTCCACCCGCTCGGTAGGCCCGGTCTCTATCCGCTGCTCGAATATTGACCAGTGCTCGCCTAAGTACCCCCAGCCCTTTACCCTGAAATATACGTGGTCTAACTGCACATCAAGGCCCGCCGTCAGCATCTGCACACCCGCCGGGACCCTGCCCTTCGGGTAGCCCCCTATATGAGAGCGCAGCCGCTCGATATCCGTAGTCGCCCGCTCTTCCCGCCAGGGGCGGGCCTTTTGCGAGTTCCAGTAATCCTTCAAAGGCTGGATATTACCGGCATCTTTGCTTTTCAGGGCGTGCACGAACTCGACCGTCAGGGAGGCTACCGTCTCGACCATCGGGTGCAGCATAAGCGCGTGTATCCGGCCGCTCCGGATGGTCCTTATCGCGGTCTTTCCGATAAGCCTGCCGTTATCATCCAGCTCGCAGTCGCCCGGTACGAACTTGCCCGCGCATACCGCCCGCCAGCGGTCATCCTCGGTCCAGACCTCGCCGCATTTCGGGCATACGTACCGCGAATGTTTGCCCCTCCTGTAAACCGATTCGGCGTAGAATACCTTTTTTCCGCCCTTATCGAACCTGTCTATCCGGATGTTCTCATCCGCGATCTGGTGCCATTTGCCGCATGACCCGCAGGGCACCCACCACTGACAGCAGTCACCCCTCTTCCACTCGACGTCCGACATATCGCCCTCGGTCACCGGCGTTGTCATCCCCAGCAGCTTACTGCGCCCCTTGAACCACCGCTGCCGCTTTCGCATAAGCGATATCGGGTCGGCCTCGGCGCCCACGTAGGGCGGGTACTTGCCCGTCTCGTCGGCGATGATATAGCAGACCGGCTTATCGGCCAGTGCCTGGGGCGTCGTGGGCCAGCCGATATACAGTATCATATTGTCCATTACCGTCTGCTTGCCGATAAAGATGTTCTTTACCCTCTTACCTGAGATGTGCCGCAGCAGGTCCTCGTTGGCCTCGAACATCGGCCTTATCCTCGCCTCGACCCGGTTCTTGACATCGTCCTTGGTGGGCATTATCAGCAGCGTAGGCCCGGGCGAGGTCTCCGGTATATAACCCACGAAACCCGTCCCGAACGTGGACTTGCCACTCTGACTGCAGGCATAGACCCATATCTCCCGTGTCACCGTATCGCTCAGCCATTCGGCTATCGGTACGAAGTACGGGGTGTACTCCCTCGACCACGGCCCCTCGATTGCGCTGGTCCCGCCGGCCAATATGTAATTGGCCTCCATCCACTCGACAAGCGGCGGCCGCTGCCGCGGCTTGAGCATGGCGATCTCCTCCGGCTGGATAGCTAAGAGCCTCCGCCGCGCTTCGCTTCGCGGCTCGTTTATGAGCTGCTCCGCAGAACTTGTTTTATTAAAAGATTTTTCAGTTACTGTGGTCACCATTTTTGTAGGCTCTTATTATTGTCCTCAATTTCTCTATCTCTATTTTTGTTTCGATAAGCTCCTCTTCGAGTTTTTGGTTTTCTTCAGCCAGGTGCTCGATAATTTCATTCAATTTATTTAATGTGATTTCTAATCCCATTAGTCACCGCCTTTCATGCCTCGGCTAACCCTTTTAGTGTCTGCGAAGTATGTTTTTCTTCCGAGTTTCCACCTCTCGCAGCTTCTTATTCCCGGCCTGGAGTATTATGATTTTTTCTCCTGCACTTCGTAAACAATCCCTGGCACCCTCTTTATAGCCTTCAAGCTCTTTGATTCGCTTAAATAAATCACTGAGCCATCTCAAATCTTCGTTTCCACAATCGGGACAGCATCCACATTCAGAACCCAAGGCATCCTGATCCTCTACTTTGCCATACCAGCCACACTTACAAAATAATATCTCGCTCGCTGGTGGGACCTCCGGCGCCTGCTCTGACTTCTGATTTCTGACTTCTGATAACCTTTCTCTCCACTGTTTCTCGGTTGATGTTTGGTTGTAAGCGACACCAAGACTAAAACCCACTCCAATACACCTAATCATAATCCGTTGCGTAATATCATCCGGCTCAACCAAACCATCATGTTTCTTGGCAAGTTCTATAATTTCTGGAAGAAGGAATTTTACTATTGCATCATGCTCTTCCGGTATAATATCCATCAGTCACCGCCTTTCCGGGCTTGGAATTGGAACTCATGTATTTTCTTTATAAATTTTTCTTTGTGAGCATTTAATTGAATAGCGGCATCCTCTGCTGCTTGTGTACGTGTTTCAAATCCTCCTCTAAACGCTATCCCCGACGATAATTCCGTAACTACCCATACTTTATCATTTCTTCCGATTTTACGATGTACTGCGAATTTATATTTATAGAATCCTTCTATTTTTACCGGATAACCTTTTGTTCGATATACCTCGCCATACCAACCTCTAATTCTAACAACAATCCTATAAGGCTCTATTTTAATTTTTGTTTTATCCGCCATAATCAGTCACCGCCTTTGTCTTTAGGCCCCGCGCCGTCTGAGCGGAGTATAACAAGTAATTCTTCCAGTCTTTTTTCCGCCCCCGGCGGAAGGTACAAGAACTCCGGCACCGTCAGCCATTCCCTCTGCAGGTCCTCGAAGAACCGGTTCAGGATGTCCTCGGAACCGTCCACCGTCTGGCCGTGCACCATTGTCGCCAATTCCCGACCCTTGTACTTAAAGGCCCCCACGATCTTCTGCCACCGGCCCAGCAGACCCGCCATTACCTCCTCGCGGTCCAAAAGCCGGTGCCTTCTCTGGGCCAGGTCTATCTTCTTCTCCTCGGCCTTTAAGTCCCGCAGCTTGTCCGCCGGCAGGATACGGCCATCCGTCCGCCGCTTAACGAAATTGCCGTACCATTCGATAGCACTCTTCAAATCGATACCGCCCTCGGTATTGCGCAGAAGGCCGTGCTTGGTATACCAGTCGTAGATGGTCTGCCTCGTAACGCCGAACAAGTCCGCCATCTGGTTGATAGTAAGCGCTGAATAATTGATGTTCACCGCCCGGCCCTCGCCCTCATCGCAAAGAAATATCTCCATTGCCTTGATTGCCTGCTGGTTGCCGCTTTTAGCAGCTTCGGCTAATGCCGTCTTGGCTGAAACTATCGCCTGTATGCGCGTCTGCTCCCAGATGTTGCGGACCTCATTGTCCGTATCCAGCAGCTCCCGCAGCTCGGCGCCCCTGTTAAAGCCCAGCAGCTTAGCCGCCTGGCTGACCGTCATTATGGCGGCTGCACAGGCCCTGATGTTCCTCAGCAATTGGCCCCGCTCCCAGGCCGCCCCCAGCTCCGGGTGCTTTCCGATATACCCGCTCAACGTCCCGCGCAGCCGCGGCCGCTCTTTGCCCAGTATTATATCGGCGGCAGCCAGGTCCTCGCACTCGAAACCGAGACGGCGAACAAATAACCCCGGAACAGGAAGCCTGTTCCGGTTAGTCCGCTTGACAGCGGCCTTTTTTTTGGAGCCGCGGCGCTTCGCTTGCGGGATTTTCTTTGATATT